TCTAAGCACTTACCCCTTAAATATGTATCCCCAAATCCCTTGAATCGATTTACGGGCGGTTTCTGTGCGAAATTCCGCTATCCTCGTTTCTTGTTTGGTGTGACATCAAAAACTTTTTTAAGGCGTGAAAGGTTTTCATTTCCGTTTCCTTTTTCTTAAGTAACTTTTTTCTCTTTCGACATGAAAATCTTCCAGAAAATCATTCCTGCGTTTACAATCATTACATGCCGACTTCAACCTTTCGTTTTCCTTTGTGAGATTCTCGATAATCTGTGCGTCTCCCTTCCTTCGTGCGAAGAACAGACTCCCAAAGGCAACTATCATAAGCAGGAATGTTCCAATTAGTGTTATGCCGATTAAATTACCCATGCAATTCACCTCGTTCATCACATAGAATGATTTTATCACTTTTAGGCTCAAGAATGTTTTTTATTTCAATAATCCTTACCCTCATTTCGTGGATAGTTTCGTTAAGCCTTAAAACCTCTCCGTCTAAGAGTTTTTCAATCTCTTTCTGCATGTCGAGTTTACGATTAAGTTCGGCTATTTCAGCGTCTTTCTTAATCAGGATTTTTAATAGAGCTTCGTTTGGCTTGGGTTGCATTTTTGAAATCGCATAAGTAGCAATGCAAACCATAATTATAAATGCGATGATTAAGTAAACAAATTCCATTATTTTGACTCCTTGCGTTTTATCAATTCGGAGGTTAATCTTTTGAATTGGTTTTCGAATGTTTTTGGGGGAATTTTAATATATCCATCAAGATTAACTCGATATTCCATCCAAAGCGTATTGGTTTCTATCTGAATGTTGGCATATATGTCTTTTTGAATTTTTAGAACTGTCATGACGCCCTTTCCGTTGTGCCCTGTAATTTTGCAATATAACCACCATCTTCTATCGGAACCGGAACTATTTCTGAATTTATAACACGTCCCGATTAGTTTGTTAAGTTTTGGATAATGATTTTTCTTTCTGTCTAACTCCTCCAGGCGAAATTGTTCTTTTCGTAATGTGTCGATTTGCTTCTTGATATCTTCAAGCCTTTCCATTATGTCTCCTTTGTTCTTTGATAAATCAGTTCTGTAATTTGTCCATTTCTTGCTGTAAATAAATCAGCGTCAATTTCAAATCCGTTTTACCCTTAAATTTTGTGAGACTTTTCAAATATTCTAAACGTCTTGATCCTATGTGATTATTTATTCTTTCTTGATATTCTTGTGCGATTGCGGGATTATGATTATGAACTCCGTAAATGTGCTCTTTGCCGTTTATCAAACAGATTCCGTTTTCTAAATCAAACCTTAACCGATTATTTTCTTTACCCCAAATATGATGCGCTGTTATCGCCTCTGTCCCTCCGGCTTTGATTCCCTTTATACCTGATAATTCAGATGTATAACCGGCTCGTTTTTTTATTATTTCAAACCACAATAAAGTACATTGTTGTTTTATGCTTTTCTGCTTTGGAATTTTAATTTTCATTCTTTTTCTCTATGCTTTTCTGATAAGGGCATTTCAAAATCTTTGTTGTTATTCTCTGTTTGCAAACCTTAATGCAATTCTCGCAAATTGGATTAAGTATTCCTTTCTTATTCGATTTCATCCTCATCCTCTTTTATTTCAATTGTAATTGTGATCTTGCTATCAAAAGAAGACCTTGAAAAAATCAGCGATGCGCTTATCGAATACCTACAACAAATGCGAAGCCATGCGGGATATTTTAGAAACGTTCAAAGTGTTGTAGTTGACGAAATTCAAAGAACTCAACAACTTCATTCAAAAATTTGCTCATACTTACCGGATTAATCTCTCTCATCACAACCTCTTAAAAATAGAAAGCCCTTGTTCGAACGTGGCTTGTAACGGAGTTCTTTGGTAAGAATTTCGTTCACATTCAAATCAAGGGCTATTATTTTCATTTAGATAAACTCCTGTTACAAGCGCTGTAAAATTAATAAATTATTACGATTGAGTCAACGTCTTTTTCCTATAGCAATCAATGTAGTACGATAACGGGTCTGCGTAAAATTATTTTATGAACCGGAACCGGAACCGTAACCGTCACCGTCACCGGAACCGGAACCGAAACCGTAACCGTCACCGTAACCGGAACCGTCACCGGAACCGGAACCGGAACCGGAACCGTAACCGTCACCGTAACCGGAACCGTCACCGGAACCGGAACCGGAACCGTAACCGTAACCGGAACCGGAACCGTAACCGTAACCGTCACCGGAACCGTAACCGGAACCGGAACCGGAACCGTAACCGTAACCGTAACCGTAACCGTCACCGGAACCGTAACCGGAACCAATTAGCTTTTCCATATTTTTACCTGTGAAATATTTTTTAATGCAGAAATAGTGCATGGAATTATTTCAATAACACCCAACAATGTAATTTCAGGAACAACTACTGAAAATTTACAATTTTCTGGTTTTGAAACCCCTTCAAGCGCAAGTTGAGAAAGTGAAGCCGCCCCATCCCAATACCAAATTCTTCGAGCATTTTTTAATACAACGCTTCCATTACCGATATTTGTTGACTGCAAATAACCTGCATGAACTCCGGCATTTTGTGTGCGAATGATTGAATAGTTTTCATTGTTGTCAAGAGATGGAATGCTATCCTTGCGGATATATTCAACATCATCGATTTTAATTGTTTTTGGTTCTGGCATCTTTTACTCCTTTTTAGTTATTGTTCCCGCTATTGCGGTTAATCAACTCTATCTGTTTTAATTTTATCTTTAACAAAATCTTGTTGGTTCGGGATAGTATTTAATAACGCAAACTCACCAAACAACTCTGTTGCTTTTTTATTATATGCTATCGCTGCCTCTATTTCGGTTTTGTGTGCGCCAAGATAGAGTGTTTTTTGCTCTATTTTTATTTTAGCTATCCAGGACGAATATATTTTATCTTTATAGTATCTGTTGGTCTTGAAAACCCCTTTATATTGGCTTATCCTTTTTGTCTGTATTTCTTGATTCATCATATTTTCTGAGCGCGTGCAATTTCTTAAATTATATTTTTGGTTGTTTAATGTATCGTGGTCGATGTGGTCAACGAATAACTCTTTCGGGGTGTTCATGATGGCTCGGTGCATTAGGATCACGCCCTTTGATTTTGACTTCATTCTCGTCGCATAACAATATTTGCTTTTAATTATATACCACCTATGTTTGTTGAGTTCTTCAAAATCTTCATCATCAACTAAAGCAATCTTCCCCTGAGTTAGTTTGATCTCTTTCATTTTACTATCCATAAATAAAAATGGCTCTCGCCTAATAAAGTGCGATGATACGGGTAGGTATCCTTTACTAAGTTCGAGCCATTTAATATTTTTGAATTGTTTTGTATCATCGCATACCAAAGTTAAGAAATTATTTGATTTGTTCCAAAGATATTTTACCTGCAATTTTTATATTCATCAAATTGCTTTATATCCATAAACTCAATCCCTCGTTCATTCCCGTCTAACATGATTTTGTCTACATAGTCCTTCATCATTTTTTTTGTCAATGTCGCAGTTGATCTCACCCAGTTAATTTTGAAAATATGATCATTAATTTGCTCTTTCATGATAGTGTTTTTTGTTCGTGAGGCATATTTTGTTATCTTGCTTAAGGTGTCTCCAAATGAATCTTCTTGAATATCAATAACGTCTTCTTGAGTTAAAAATTTTTTTGAATAATATTCGTGAACATTTACAGGATCTCCAAAATGTTCGGGGCAAAAAGCCGTTAGGACCATTGACCAATAGTATCTATTCGCTTTCAATGATCTTATTTCTTGTTCGTCTCTCAACAACCATTCACAAGTTTGTCCGGCACGCTTTGAATAGAACTCCCGAACCTTTATTCTGTCTTCGGCTAAAAGTTCGGGTTCGGAATTTACGTTTATTTTTAATCTGATAAAAAGTTCAGGCATTGCCAACCTATTTAATTATAATTTCCGGTTCGTATTTATAACCAACTTTCTTTAATTGTGCCGTGTATGCAGTTAAATATTCTTTACGTTTGTCAAGTGCCTCGACCGCCATAATAAGCGAATCCAATCTTTCAAGATCTACAACCTTTGTTTTTGCGTGAATCTTTGAAATGATATTCAGAACCTTGTCGATTTGTTTCGGAGCTTCAACTTTTGGCTTTTGTTCGCCTTGACCGTCATTGTCTTGATCTGCCGTACTTAATCCTAATGCGCCTATTAAAGTGTAACGCTGTAAATATGTTCTCGTGCTTCCAATAGCGTGAATTTCACTTTTGTTCCCACTACTATCTTTACCGGCTGTCATTGAATCGATTTCGGAATGTCCCGCAATATGACTAACTATGCAGGAACATTTTATTTGATTCTCAACGTCTTCAAACTTCCATCGATAAGAGAGTCCGCATTTTTCTAAAGCGGGTTGAATTGTTTTTGTGATTTTAGATAGAGGCGCAAATTTATTATTATGCCCCTGTTTTGTTTTAATGATTTCAGGAACTTCACACTGAAATTGATTCATAGCTTTTAAGAAAGCGGATTTAGCTTGATTTGCTTGCCAACGTTCCGATAAGTCCATTAATCGCTCTAAGGTCTCCACCGGCAACTTTTGGTCAAGTGCTTGTGCTATTAACCCTTGTGGTGAGTAGTTCATTAATTCTTTTGATTCTGATTCCATAATTATTGTCCTTTTATCTACTTGCTAAAATTTTTGATTGAATAAATTTGATTCCGGGAATAGAAATTGAACCCTTCGTGGCCTGGCCTATTTTTTCAATCGCCTGCATGTTTGGAATGAGATACTCACGAGGGATGAGATTAATGTCAATGATTTCAGGTGTATATTTATCCCGATAAGATACTCCGGCGGGTTTATTGATTTGCGGAGCAACAACCGGCGCAACAATGGGAATGATTTCTTCTTTCTGCTGTTGTAATGTTTCAACTTTTTCGGTTTTCCCGCTTGCTTCGGCTCGTGCTATTTTTTCATCAAGAATCTTTTTTTGTCGTGCGGTTTCCGCATCGGCTAATCTTTGAAGTTCTTTTTGCTTTTCGCGGGCTATTCTTTCCTGTTCTTCAGTATATCCTATCATTTTGGATTTAATGTATGATTCGGCTTTTTCTAAAAGTGAAAGTGGGCTTGAAAATAAATTCATAACTGATTTTTTTGCTTCATCTAAAGGCTTGGTTATTTCTTTGCGCTGTTTATCAAGTTCATTGTAACGAGCTTTAACTTGTTTCAAAATAATTGCAGCTGAATCATAGTCGCCTTGATTTGAAATTGTTATCTCTGCATTTTTGCAAAGGATTTGAACGTCTGTGGATTGTTCAACTTTTTCGGTATCGATACTTACATTAATACTCATTTAGAACCTCGCTTAAAATTAGTTATTGTTAGTGCGCTTAGAAAAATGTTTTTGTCATTTGAATTTTCGTGTTGAGCTACTTTATATTTACCAAACTCATCGAGGTAAACACATAGCCGTTTCTTAATTTGTTCTTTTGGTTTTTTGTCTTGATCGTATAATAATTTATAGCCCATTGTTTGGATTCGATGAGACTGTGTCATAATGCCCGTTTTTATATCAAGCAAAGTTAAGTCTTTCCCTATCCTGTCAATCGTCCCGGCGTATCTGTAAACCTTATGAAATAATTGCAATTCAGATTCAAGAACTTCAAATTTATAATCAGCCTTGAATTTTATCCATCCCTCTAAATAGCCTTCGAGTAATGGGTCTAATGATTCAACGTCTAAAGTATCGTTATCATAATATTCTGTAGTTTGATGAACCTTATGCCCTAAGTCCGCTTTTGCTTCCAATAATTCGGGACTAATCCAGGATAAATCTACTAATCCAGATTCTTCCAGGATTTGAGTAACGGACGGGATCTTTATTCCATTTTCTTTGTATTCGTGAATATCCGGATTGAACTCTAACAACATTCCTCCTTTATCAACCCTTAATGAGTTGACTTGTTTGTGAATTATTTAGCACGTTCTCAACATCATTTGTATTGAGAATGATTAATCTTTCAGATTCAACCCGATGGATTATTTTGTCAGTAACTTCGTTTATTTCTTCTTTGTTGACATATCCGATTAATTCATCGGAAATTATGTTAAATAGTTTTGATTGATTTTTTGTCATGTTGACCTCAATTTAGAATTATTCTATTATACCAAATGCTAATATTCTGATTCACGAATAGCACTGGTACGTTGTTTATAAATATGCGATAAGATTTAGTTTTCATTTTATAACCTCAATAAAGGTTTCTTTTATTATTCCAATGTCGTAACATTCTAATTTATTATTCAGTATAAGGGATAGCGAATGTCCCATGTTATAATTTGGGTTTGTGAAAATGGCTACTCTTTCTGCTTTGTCAATGTCTGATAGTACACTTTCGACATCGTGATCGGCTCCTAAAATTATTCCGGTATTGCCTTGAAAATTATGAAATACTTTGAACCCTTTTGACCTGATAAAAGTTTTAAGACTTTCTTTGTCGGGGGTAAAAATATCTTTGGTGGCGGTCTTCGATGCTTTGATTTTAATCTTCACATTCTACCCCATCTTCATCTTCAAGCGTGCATCCTTCGCCACAATCCGGACATCTTTGATAATCGAAATGGATTGGATCTTTGATTTCAGTACCGCAACAACTTGAGAAATAAACTTTAGGTGCATCTTCCTCATAATTCGGATCAACCCCAGAGCCTCCGCAATTACGACAGATTTTGTAAGGGATATCAATAGTATTACTGTGAATCTTTGACGAATCTATTTGTTCACCACTTCCGCAACAGCTTTTACAATCTGGTAAATTTAGTTCACGGGTTTTCATTTCAAATCCTCCGAAACATCTACTCCGGTTATGATCTTAAATTTTTCCGCATCAAAATTCGGAAGGTCTAAGAATAGTTGTTTCTTTTCTTTCTCAAGATTGCTCCACATATCTTCCCAGGCTTCGTGCAATGTTTTTGTTTTAAGATAACCGCCGGTGGTTTTATAGGTCGGAAATTTTTCTTTTTCTTCATCTGTCATTGAGTTTTTGTAAATCCACTCGTTTATTTCGAGTAAATTTCTCATAGTTTTTATAACTTCTGTATTTTCCCAATCACGAACATTTATATTTGTTGGTTTGTCGAATAAAAACAATTTGGGGTTATTGTCGAGGCAGAACGCGCCGCTATTCCTGTAACCGCTATTACTGTCACCGCTATTCCTGTAACCGCTATTCCAGTTACCGCTATTACTGTCACCGCTATTACTGTTACCGCTATTCCAGTTACCGCTATTCCTGTTACCGCTATTACTGTCACCGCTATTCCTGTAACCGCTATTCCAGTTACCGCTATTAGCCAATCCAGCATTATTAGAACCTTCGTTAGCAACCTTCAAAACCTCATCCCAGGTTAATTTTCTTCCGATAAGAATTTCATCTGTACATTTTTTCGAATCGCTTTCTTCGCTTTCGATTTTCCCAAGCCCTTCAACTTCGCAAACTATGTTTTTGGGATCGAAAGAATAATAAGAAAAACAGTCTGATGCTTTTTCGCAAAAGTGAAAGCCCGATGAACAGATTTTAATTGCTCCATCGAATTTGAATTTTGTATTCTCTGCATATTGAAAACCGTGACAGGTAAAATCTGGATTAAAAACCTTGAAGCCTTTTACGCTCATAATCTCTCCTATTTAGATTTCTTGTTCTTCTTTTCTTCGGTTTGTTTTGCAATAACTAAAACGTCCTTGCCGTCAATATTTGCACGGTACATATCGAGTCTTGATTTACAATCCACATTGTTGTCGTTCATCCAAATTTTAGGAAGTGCAATTACTTTTGATGCTCCGCCTGATTTCATAATAGTATATTCTTTAATCTTGATTAATTGTTCCGACATGATGAATTCTCCTTAATTGATTTAATTGTTAATTACAAATATAGCATAATAAACCGGAATGTCAAGGAAATAATTTTACTATGTAATGATTTTTTCATTAGGATATATTGAAAACATTTTATAATTTGCACTATCAATTAATATATTCTTTCACGGAGTTGAGAAAATGGAATACATTGAGTTTCTGGAAAGCCAACAAAACATAGAAGACCTATTTGATTCAGCTAAATAATTATCCATAAAATAAAGGAGAGAGACACAAAGTGGAGACTAAGGTTTGTAGTAAATGTAAAGTAGAAAAACCAATAGATGAATTTTACAAGCGTAATAGGATTAATAGATGGGGAGAAATAGATAGGGGGTGTTATTGTAAAAAATGTTTTGGTTTAAGAATTAGAAAACCGCCAAATAGAGAACTTAATATTGAGGCTAATAGAAGATATTATTGGAATCACAGAAAAGAAATATTGGATAAACAGAAAATAAGAAATAAAATTGATGTAGAAAATTTAGATAAAAAATATATAGTAAAATATATAATTGCTCATTCAGTATTGCAACCTAAAGATATTCCTCAGGAATTGGTCGAAATAAAACGATTATATCTAACACTAAAACGGGAGTTAAAGAAATGCAAACAAAATCACTTAACGATTTAAGAACAATCTTATCTGAAGAAATTGATAAGGTAAGAACCGGAACGACAAGCGCGGCAAATGTAAACGCTGTTACAAATGCAACGGGTAAAATACTATCCTCAATTAAGCTCGAAATGGAGTATTACAAACTTTTAGGGAAAGTGCCCGATATTGATTTCCTTAAGCAACTTGAACCAAAAACAGCTAAAAAATAATTGCAAATGAAGTTGAATTAATCAGAAATTTTCTTATATTTGTGAAGTGAAATTTTGAAACTAATTTTTATTAAAACGAGTTTAGTGGTGCGAGACATTAAACATAAATATTTTTCTTTTCTCTTTTACAAAAGCTCTTTTTGCATAACTCGCATTATGTGGAAAGGGCTTTTTTAATGAGGTTATCTTGACCTATATTTTAAGAGAATATCAATCCGAAGCTAAAAATAACGCCCTTGATTATTTCAAAGATTCTAAAAACACTCATCCGGTTATTGAAGTACTTCCAACCGGCGCCGGTAAGTCTCTCATAATAGCCAGCATTGCAAAAGAACTAAGCGAACCTACTTTAGTTTTCCAACCGAACAAAGAAATCTTAGAACAAAACTATAATAAACTTTTATCCTATGGAGTTTCGGATTGTTCTATTTTTTCAGCTTCATTCAACTCAAAACAAATAAGTAATCTAACTTTTGCTACAATCGGATCGGTCAATAATTGCAACCCTGAAACGTTCAAGCATTTCAAAAATATTATAGTGGATGAATGTCATTATGTAAATTCAAAAACCGGGATGTATAAAAAGTTTTTTGAAGTAGTAGGAGAAAAGATAATTGGGTTGACCGCAACACCCTACCGGCTAACCACGGATGGGTTTGGCGGTTCAATCCTTAAATTTATTACTCGTACAAGACCAAGAATATTTCACAAAGTTATTTATCATATTCAAACTGGAGATCTTTTTGAAAAGGGCTATTTATCTAAACTTGAATATCATCAGGTAAACGGATTTGATTCCCATAAGTTGAGATTAAATTCTACTGGAGCCGATTATACAGACGAATCCGTAAAATCTCATTATAAAGAAATTAATTTTCAAGATAAACTTGTAAAAGTAGTTGAAAGACTTCTTGAAATAAACAGAAAAAATATTTTGATCTTTACAAGATTTGTTGAAGAATCGGATTTTCTTGTGGATAGATTTAGCGGGGTTATACAAACAGTTTCCGCACAAACAAAACCAAAAGAAAGAACCGAAATTATTGAAGGGTTTAAGAAAGGCGAAATAAAAGCAGTTGCAAATGTTGGAGTTCTTACTCATGGCTTTGATTTTCCCGAACTTGAGACGGTTGTACTTGCGAGACCAACGCGATCATTGGCTTTATATTATCAAATGTCCGGTAGAGCTATAAGACCACACCCAGAAAAAGAAAAAGCTATGATAGTTGACATGTGCCAAAATTACAATAGGTTTGGGAAACTTGAGGACTTAAAACTAATTGAGCCAAAATATAATTTATGGCATATCGAAAGCAATGGTAAACAATTGACTAATGTATATTACGAATAAAGTTGACAGTCATTGTTCAGTTTCGTATGTTTTGCTATCATTTTATTTACTTACTTTAAGAGGAATATAAAAATGGAAATAACAAAAAAGGAGTTGGAGAAACTTTACAAAGAGAATAGTAATTCTGCTGTTTGTAAAAAACTTGGGATATCATCCCCTACATTAATATTGTATTTAAAGAAATGTAACATCCCACTCAAAGGGAAAGGGAAAAAATCCTTAACGATTATCCAATAGGGGGCTTAATGGCGCGTCCAACAGAGACGGGATTGTCTTACTTCCCTCTTGATATAGATTTTGATTATGACGATAAATTCCAGATGATTTCAGCTAAATATAAGGCTGAAGGTTGTTGGGTTGTTATTATAGTTTTATCTAAAATTTATGATGATCTTGGATATTATTATCAATGGTCTGAAAAGGAACAATTATTGACTTCAAGACGGGTTAATTCTGATTTAATAACGGTTATTAACGTAATAACTGATGCTATTAATTATGGTATTTTTGATAAAAATAAGTATGAAAAGTATGGGGTTCTTACTTCCAATGGCATACAAAAGAGATATTTTGAAGCTACAAAAAAACGCAAATACCTATCTGTTTTTGCTGAATACCTTATTAATCCTGAAATTACCCTCATTAATCCTGAAATTACCCTCATTAATTTGGAATTAAATACACAAATAAAAGGAAATAAAATAAAACCAGAGAAGAAGAAAATAGACAAAAACAAAACCCCCGAATATTTTCTCTCATTACTTCCAGATAAATTAAATAATGATGAATTTATAAAAGTCTGGTCTGAATGGATAGATTATCGAATATCTAAAAAGAAAACACTTATTGAAAGTTCGGCTAAAAAACAAATTGAAATGTTATCTAAACAACCTAACCCAATAAATATAATAAACAAGTCAATCCTTAACGGTTGGCAGGGTTTATTTGAGGAGAAAGAAAATGGAACAAACAATGGATTCAGTAAACCTTCCGGACAAAAAAAATACGAATACCAATCCGGAAATAGTTCCGGCTTTCAGGTTATTGGCGAAAGTGTCGGGGATACCCAAAAGACATCTTGAATGCGGCTATATGAATTATGAGTCAACCCCCGAACATGCAACGCAATTTGAAATTTGTAAGAAATGGGACGGCAAGGAATCTATTACGCTTACTGGGAAGCCTGGAACCGGGAAAACTCATCTTGCAATAGCTATGTTGAAAAACATGCCGATGATTAAACTAAGTGAGGAAAAGGCAAGCAAAGAAGAATCGAATATTAAATACAAGGTGAATTACAGCGAAGAAAAAGAATATTGGCAGAAAGTTTTAGCAAGTGGGGCATGGAGATATAGATCCGCAATTTGCACATTCGTTTCTTTTGTGGAATTATTTATAAAAATTAATCAGGAAGCGATGACTGATGGCGGTAAAATGAAAATGTTGGATATTTACGCAAAAGATTATGACTGCATTTGTTTTGATGATCTTGGAGCCGAAAAATTAACAGACGCTAAAAGAGAAAATTTATATTACATAATCGATTCTCGTTATCGTGAAATGCTGCCAACAATAATCACAAGTAATTTTACTATTCAGGAAATAAGCGAAGTTGAACCCCGTATAGCTTCAAGACTTGCAGAGATGGGGAAGATACTACAGTTCAACGGATCTGATTACAGGAAGAATAGAAAGTGAAATCTATCACCCTAAAATTAAAAACAGAAACAGACGAAAAGAAAATACTGGAATTGTTGAAACGGGTGAATGAAATAAACAAACTTAAAAAGGAGAATAACGATGGACGGATTAAAATTAATTGCAATGGTAAATAATTGTCAACAATATTCACCCGATGATTTTGAAAGTAAGCCGGACATATTAGAATTATCAGACGATACAACAATTCAAGATTTATTAAATTGGCAGAAACAACAAAACACCGATGCTCGGAACAAAGGATTTGCTTATGACAATTTCAGACAGATACACATTCTGCCGGTTAAATCAAATTAACACGGCAACAAACAATTTTAATCAACAAGGAGAGAGATGAAATTCCATCCGAATCAAAAGGAGTTGAGAGAGTGAGGGACTTATTCCACAATGATATTATGATAAATCGAATTTGGGCAATGCCGAATAGACACACTTTTTTAATCAAACCAATAAAAGAGCTACTACAAAAACACGTAAAAGGTGGCATCGGTTGGGCTGACCCCTTTTGCGGTGAGAATAGTCCGGCTGAATTTACTAATGATTTGAATCAAAACATAAAAGCAAAATATCATTTAGAAGCAAAAGAATTTTCTAAACAACTACCCAGTGAACTTAATGGAATATTATTTGACCCTCCTTATTCGGTAAGACAAATTTCAGAATGTTATAAAGGAATCGGAAGAAAAGTTTTTATGACCGACACACAAATGAGTTTTTATTCAGATGCTAAAAACTTATTGGCTCCCAAAATAAAACTTGATGGATTAGTAATTTGTTTCGGTTGGAACTCTATGGGATTTGGAATTAACAGAGGTTTCGAAATGATCGAAATTCTTTTAGTCCCGCATGGTGGGGCAAAGAATGATACGATTGTCACGGTTGAAAAGAGAGTTGTTTAGATTCACAGCAACGATTGTACGCATTATTTTTCTATTTGCAATTAATAAATAATTGTGTATTTTTGGAAGAAAATAGCGTTTTGATAGCGTATGAGTGATATAACAGGGAATAGCGAACTTGCAAGAGAGAAAGGTAGAAGGGGTGGGAAAGCCGGGAAAGGCTCGAAAGCGCATAAAACGATGATAAAAGAAGCGTTGGGGCTTGACAAAACTAATTTAATCCTATCAAAAATCGAACGAAACATAAATAAGTTTATCGACTCCAAAGATCCTAAAATTGCTCTTGATGCTACAAAAGCTTTTACGGAGTACTACAAACCAAAACGGTCGACTGCCGAAGTAAACTTAAAGACTAAAGTGACAGTAGTTTTCGAGAATATTAAAAAAGAAACTGAATAAAGTGTTTTTACGGTGTGAATATGTCATTTTGAAATGTTGCGAAAATAGATTAAAAACGTAAGCGCCAACAAAAAGATGAAAAATAAAAACCTTGAAAATTCACTAAAATCAAAACAAAGTGTCGAGAATTCAGGGCAAAACATATTTAGGCGCTTAGATGTCTGAAGCAACCGTTAGAATTTCGTATCCAAAAAACTCACAGAACCCGCAAGGCTTACCTTTACCGACACAAGTTAAATTCCACAATTCAAAATCAAAATACAGATTATTGGCCGGTGGCTTCGGTTGTGGGAAATCCACAAGTTTGATTATCGAGGTACTCTGTCAATTATTCCATCCGTCATATAAAAACAACTACGGAGTTCTTGGACGTAAAGATTTGGGTGAATTAAAATCTACAACACTAAAAGATTTTCTGGATATTTGTCCTGCTGAATTAATATCAAATCACAACAAACAAGACCACTGGATTGACTTCATAAATGGGTCAAGATTATTTTATATGAACTTAGATGATTCAAGAGAAGCAACCGAAAAGATAAAGTCGCTGAATTTAGGTTTTGTTGCGATAGACCAATTGGAGGAAATTCAGGAAGCTGTATTTTTGGCTTTTCAAGGCCGCTTAAGACGTAACGATTCAGGGAGAGACTTCTTTGCAACGTGTAACCCCGCTGGTCACGATTGGTTGTGGGATAGATGGAAAAATAATCAGATTGAAGGTTATGAACTCTTTGAAGCTATCACAACGGAAAATATTTACTTGCCCGCTGATTATGTTAAAGAACTTTTAGCATATCCCGAGCGATGGGTTAAGAGATATGTATTTTGTTCGTGGGAAGATTTTGAGGGATTAGTATTCAACGAATTTATTGAAGCTAAACATAAAACTAGTTATTACGACCCGTTTGATATAGACGAAATAACCATCTGCATGGATTATGGTTTTAGAAATCCAACAGCTGTTTTATTTGCAGCAACAAATTATGATGGGATTACTACGTTTTATGATGAATATTATGAAGCTGGGAAACTTATAAGTGATGTATCAACAGAATTAAAAACAAGAAAGTTTTTTGATAGAGGATATAAAATAGCAGATCCATCGATTTCAAAAGTAGAAAGAGACGGGTCAAACGTTGCGATGGAATATTTATTAAACGGCATTGTCTGGAACCATGCCGATAATGATGTGAGGCAAGGAATCAACCGAGTAAATGAGATGTTCAAGTCCGGACGTTTGCAAATATCAAGTAATTGTGTTAATTTAATTCGAGAGATCGGAAATTATAAATGGAAAGCATTGAAACCTGGCGAAGTTAAAAACGAATACGAAGAACCGATTAAGAGAGACGACCATTGTTGTTTGATTGCTGATACTAAGATTTTGATGCATGACTACTCACTAAAAAATATTCAAGATGTTAAAGTTGGTGAATATGTTATTACTTCACAAGGTATAAAAAAAGTTTTAGTTTCCTGTATGACTGGAGTTGATATGGTTTACGAATTGACTATTGGAGAGTATGGGCTAATCGGTACCGGCAATCATCCGACTTATACAGCAAGAGGTAAAGTACCTATTGATTCATTGCGATACTTTGATTATATTGCAATCAAAAAGGTTTCAATATGTCAATTACTTACAAAGGTCAAAAATATAATTGGGACGGGAATTATTACTCCCCCGTCGGAGGATGTAAAGACGGTCGCAAAAGACTTCATGTTATCATTTACGCAGAATCATATGGAGAAGTCCCGAAAGGATATGAAGTCCATCACAAAGATTTTAATAGAAAAAATAACAACATTTCTAACCTACAACTTCTCACAAAATCAAAACATGCATCTTTGCATGGGAACAATAAAACCCCTGGACAAATTCAAAGAAGAAAACAAAACCTTGATAAGATCAGACCACTTACAAAGCAATGGCATGCCTCAAACGAGGGAAGACAATGGCACTCCGAACACGGCAAGCAATGCTGGGAAGATAGGGAACAGGTTATCGTCAATTGTAAATTTTGTGGTCGAGAATATAAAACTCCTTTTCCTACGAGGTCAAAGTTTTGTCATCAGAACTGCAGGGCTGCAAGTAGAAGATCAATTTATCAAGGGTTTAGAACTAAAACCCCTAAATATGAAAATGCCAGTTTATAACTTAGAAGTTGAAGATGCTCATAATTATTATGCGAATAATATTTTAGTTTCCAATTGTGATGCTCTTCGCTACATAGTAAATTATCTTTATGCGCCTATTAAACCCAAAGAAATACAACCCATTACCGCGCGTCAAGCAGCGGTAAATTTAATTCGTGAAACAAAAACTATCACATCTTTTTGAGGCATAAAATGAGCATACCAAAATTCAAAGTACACAGAACAGTAAAACCATTGCAGTTTGTAAAACCGGTAGCCGCAAAGAAATCAGTTAAAGCAGCAGTAGCCAAAAAACCGGCAGGGATAAAAAGGAAAATGAGTCTTTCAAAGTTTCCGGAACCCTCTGACAAACATACTAATGAGCATCAGGGAAGTAACTACCTTAATTATGAGACAAAACCTGGAGCCGGCGTAAGGAAGTCAAGCAAATGAGTCTCATTAAAATAGCAGACAACAGCACTGATGCGAAGTTAAAAACCCACTTAAATTCCATGCTTGATAACATGGAGCGTACCGGCACTTCACAGCCAGAAGAAGAGTGGGTAAAGTACTTTGACGAGCATGTTTACAGAGGTTACACTTGTCTGATCGCACGGATACCGGTAAAGAAGAAACAGCCGCTAATCTTGGATATCTCAACTCATTCAGGCAGTACTTATGCTTGGCAGGGATGCGCAAAAGAAACAGTAGCAGCAAACGGATATTGTAACGAACTGAAGACTCCAAAAGTAAAGAATTTGAAAACAGCGGGACAAATATTACATAAATATGTGGATCTACTGAGAGACAATGGAAAAAATTAACAAATCGAAATCAGAGCAGTATAAAGATTTTGAAGAACTCGTAAGATTACGAGGCGGAAAATATCACGATAAATGCCTAGACAGAGGTTTTCTTTATTGGGACACAAAACTTGAGTATTACGTCCCATGCGACTGTCTGATAAAATTCGGTATGAAGTTGGAACAGGAAAAACTGGCGGCAAAAAGAGTGAATGAACTTGAGGCACAAAATGGCTAAAATTAAAGGCAATGCAGAACATCGTATAGACGTGAATACGCTTGTACAAATCCACGATGGCGCAATCGATTATTTTAATAAACTACACGCACGTGGAAAAACCAACGAAGATTACTACAGCTGTAATCCGTTTACTGATAGCCAGAAATCCGAATATGCAATTAAAGACCGGATTCCTTTCTCGATTTCTTCAATAGCTTCAAAACTAAATTCAATCATTTCCACAGAACGAACAAATCGTGTTAGTTGGAAATGCAAGGCGAAAGTTGAACCTGATGATATTTCTGAAGACCCACAGCAAAAACAGCAACTCTTCGAGAAGGAAATCAAAGCGGAACTCGCCACTTTGCGCATGAGAATGATTGCTACGCAGAACAGGCATGACTATTTAATCTCTGATACCTTCGCTTCCGGTGTAGCAGTTATATACGGTGCTCAAAAGATATTTGCAGATGTAAATAAATGGGGCGATCCTCAAATAAGATTGAAGGATGTTGATTACCGTAATTTGATATGGGATGTTAACTCTATAGAGTATGAGCACAATGATGCTCAATGGATGTGCGAGAAAGAATACGTTTACAGAGTTGATTTGATTAAGCAATATCCTGATAAATTGAAACTTGTTAAAGGTCTTTCAATCGGCGATCCGGCCATAAATTGGGGACGTAAAAAAACCAATTACTATGTTAATTACAACAAAGACGGCGTGAGTGATCTTGACCTGCTTACTGTATTCCATCATTATCACAAAGTCAATAGAGTTTATTACACAGTTCTTTTCAATGGGCAAATAGTAAGTTGTGAGCGCAAGAAAGCTGATGCGGAAAAAACTTTAAGAATGCTTCAACTGCCCTACTTGACCTCTAGGCAAGATTTACCCCCAGCCGATATAGTAGAGACTCCAAAACTTATGCTTGACTACTACAAATTTACATACACTGAAATGATAAAGTATGAAGAAACAGACTTAGAAGTATTTCCCTACAGCATCTATCAAGCGTTTCAATACAAAAATAGAATCTGGACAATGTCCGACATATTAATGAGCATGCAGCAATTAGCTAACAGGATGCTTGCGCAGATTGATTACGCTTTCGGAATTGACCTTAAAAATAAATGGGAAATCTTCTTACCTGCTTTGCAAGGTACTGGTTTAAGCATTGAACAGGCAATGGCACAGCTCGACGAAAAAGGATTCATTCCTACCATGCAGAGGGATGCCATCCGGTCTATCAAATCTCAAGGTGCTAACCCGCAATGGATTCAGATAATGGAAACCATGATTTCCTTAATCGACGAGATAGGCGGAGGAAAAACATTCAGTGGTACTGCAAATTCCGCTAATCAATCAGGCAAAGCAATTAATAGTCTGATAGGTCAAGGTCAAATGTTGACCAATGCTTTTATTGACAATCGTAACAGATTTTTAACAGACCTAGGGAATAAGCTACTTTGGTTTATGAAGCATTACGATAATACACCTTACATCATGAGAATCGAAGGCGGTGCGTTATCAAAGGAAATGTTGGGAATGCTTCAGCAGCAGAGCATGTACGCTCAATCAGTACAAAATCCAAATAGCGGTTATGTCTCTTTGAATAAGGACAATAAAAATTATTTAGAGAATGCCGATTATGAACTTGAAGTTATTGAAGAATCATTGAGCGAGAATAAAAAAGAGCAACGATTCGCTACAATGACAGCTATGGAACAAAGCGATCAAAAACTATTACTCTCTCCAACATGGAGGAAGAAGAAAATCGAATCATTAGAACAATTCAGTTATGAGGACAGGTCTAAGATCGAGGATGAAATAGCGCAAGCTGAAAAAGCGCAGGCAGAGGCAGCACAACAGCAACAGCAGATTCAGAACAATTTAGAGAAAGCTAAAATCTTAACTCAAAATAAACCAGAACCGGTAAAGCAAGAGCAACCCAAATGATTGAAATTTCTCTAAAGATTGCCAACAAAAAAGAAATAGTTCTTCCAGTCGATGAAGAAAGTTTTAACCCTCAAACTCCGATAGTTGTTAAATTGTTGAGAGAGGGTAAGGTAAAAGTTTTCACGCTTAGGATGACTAACAAGCGGTCTTTGGTGCTTAATTGATGTTTAAAATATTTCTTATATTTGTATTGACAATTTTAGCGGATAGGAATTGCAATCCGAAAAGCGTAACGCCTGATTACGCTTCCGCTGAACAACTTCAATCAGGAATAGCCACAGGAGTTATTATGTTTACCGAATCACAAGAACAGTGGAAACCAATTAAGGGCTACGAAGGTCTTTACGAAATCTCTAATCTTGGGAGAGTAAAGAGCCTAAAGCGCAAGATCAATAATCGATATAACGAAGAAAGAATTTTGAAGTCAAATATTAATAGCGGGGGTTATTTGCTTTGTCATTTGACCAAAGAGAAGAAAACGTTTGCGCATACAATCCACAGCGTTGTATGGGATCATTTTGGAGTAGGCAAAAGAGATAACAGAAAAATCCAAGTTGACCATGTTGACAATAATAAACAAAACTGTAGAATTGATAATTTGCAATTATTAACCTCGAGAGAAAACGTAATTAAAACTTATTTGCATAAAGATAAGTCTTCAAAATATACCGGTGTCTGTCTTTCTTCAAAAAAATATAAAGGCAAAATTTACTCTTATTGGATAGCCCAGATTAGTTCTAATGGCATACATAAATATTTGGGTTGTTTCAAAACAAACGAAGAAGCTGCCCTTGCTTACAATAATAGAGTAATGGAGCTATCTGGCGAGTTTGCATATTTGAATAAATTAGATTAAGTTATAATAGCGGGTTGCAAGTAAATGGAAACTGGATAGAATAATGAGAGATAAAGAGAATCTTCATAACTGGACTCAAGCGTGGTTGGAGAAAAGACGATCATCTTTCTTTGATGGAAAGTTTTGTATCATTTGCGGTTCAAAAGAAAAACTTGAAATACATCATCGTGACCCAAAGTTAAAAGTTTCTCATAGTGTTTGGTCTTGGGCGGAAAGCAAAAGATTTGCAGAACAAGTTTTCAAAATATAGCGGAATAGAGCAGTAGCAGCTCGCTTGGCTCATAACCAAGAGGTCGGATGTGCAAATCATTCTTCCGCTACAAAGTTTGTTTATCGAATTTAGGGAAAGACGAGAGTCTAACTCCCAAAAGTTAGAGATCGAATTGAGTACAGAAAATCTGTATTTGATTCGGTCTTTTTTATTATAAGGAATAAAGTAAAATGGAAAACGATAACGAGAAAACCTCTCAAACTATCGCACAAAGATTAATCAGTGGCTTACAACCGGCCGACGCCAAAGTTGAAGTTGCTGAAGAAGAAGTTGAGATTGAGGAATCAGAGGATAATATCCAACCTGATACTAAGATTGAAAACTCCTTAGTTACAGAAGAATTAGCAACTGCTATGAATTTACCTAAGGGAATGATTGGTAAACCCCTATCAGAAGTAGGCAAGTCTTACCGTGAAAGTCTTTCATGGGCAAATAGCAATAATCAAAAGCTAATATCTTTAGAAGCCAAGTTGTCAACATTAGAGGGGCAGTTATCAACAAAACAAGTCAAAGAAGCAGAAACAGCCGCAAACCTGGAAACCAAAAACCAGTTAGGAAAGATGCCAGATCCTCTTGAGAAACCGGAAGAATTTGCCGAATGGCTTGAAAAGAGAGACGAGATCAAAGAGCAAAAGATGCTGAAAGTTTTTGAAGAAAAAACTAAAGGCATCGTTAAGTCTTTCGATGATAACCCCAAATTAAAACAAGCAGAAGAAATTGCCGCACAAAATACCTGGAACACTATTAATGAATCTATTCAAACCTCACTTCCTAAAGATATGAAAGCAGAAGATGTACTGAATGCTTTCTTTGAAAATAACCCGGAAGAAGATTTATACATTAAAGTTGGTGACCAGAGAATTAGTATTTATGACGGCAAACCCCGGAAGTTTGTTGCCGATGTTCTGACTTGGTTAAAATCACAATCCTATGATTCTCTCAAGAACCAGAAAGATAGTGATGTAATCAAAAAAATTCAAAAGAAAACCAAAGAGAACCTTGAGAAGATAAGCTCTAGAACTGTCTTGAAAACTAATGTTACTACCCGTAAAGAAGGTGATGAAAAACCTGAAAGTATAGGTAGAAGATTAGCCGACAAGTTGCAAGCTTCCCAAAGGCTCAAAGTTGGATAAATAGGAGTTTATTATGCCTACAGTCATAGCCGGTGTGTTAGCGTCTGATGTAGTGTTAGACACTAACCAAATGCCCGATAACGATGCGTTTCTTTATCTGTTGAAACCGTATCAGAGTCAATTATTTCAAAAACTTTATTTTTCAGAACGTCCATCGGAAGAAGTAATTGACGCTAAAGGCGCATTTACTTACTTTGAAGATGAGTTATATCCTTACCAAACAACTACCTCGGCAGCAATTACCGGTGGTGGTGCGACTGAAAACCTTTACGCTAAACTAGCCAGTCCTACTTATTTTCAGCAGGACGATATACTTTTGATCGAAGCATCCGAACAATTAGTATATGTTAGTACCTATACCTCCGGTAGTGCTGTAACAATCACAGCAATGGATGGAACAACCATTACAGCAGTTGCCGCAATCGGTGGTTATATTAAAAAACTTGGAAGTAGAAACCCTGAATACAATACCCCTCGAATTGCTACAGCTACACAGGAAGTTGCTGTTACTAATTACCTTACTATCTTTAACGAATCTGTTGAAATGTCTTCACGTGAGCAGGGCGCAAAGCACTTTACAAACGGAAGAAGTTACGACGAACAGGCACAGAAGAGAGTCGAGGAAATGAAACAGATGTTTGAAAGAAATTTAATGTTCTCAACATCTAGTGGCAGAAATACAACCGGATCTTCTCCCGTAACTTGGGGCAAAGGATTTTTAGGCACAATTGTGACCAATAAAATCAGTTATACTCTTGCTACTGAAGACGCTCTTGATGCTTTCTTACAAGGCGTATTTGATACCGGCGGAAGTGATTCGAGAGATTTTTATCTCGGAGCAAATCTCACCACTGCTGTGAATAAAATTCTAAAGGACAAATATCAGATTACAGCTATCCCCGCAAAGGAATACGGAGTTAATCTTTCAAGATATTTAACTCCTTTCGGAATGGTCAACGTATACTGGAATCCTCGTATGGACGGTAAATTCACTAATTACGGTTATGCCGTAGATTGGGAAAACATTAAAATGCGTTATATGGCCAACGATACCAAGGGTACACAGAAGTTCAGAATCGAGGAAGACGTTCAGGCCATGGGAGCTTCTTCACAGAAATGCAAAATCTATGCAGACATTGGTATAGAGATCCCGAACGAAATTAAACACGGTATTTTTTATAAATAATTAATAGGGGCTTTATGCCCCTAATTTTAAGGAGCACAATCATGGTTGTTTTTGAATCAACAGATCATGGCGCGACTAAAGTATTTGATGCTGAAGGTTGCGTTTTAGGATTTAATCGCCAAAATATCAATCTGATAAAAACCAGTGACGGCGACCTGAAAAGAGCTTTGAAATCCGATTCATGGATTTGCCTAATTGACGATAGTACAGATGAAGGTAAGGCACTTGTTGAACGTGCTAAAAAACACAAAGATTTTGTAGAAGATTCAACTGATAATTTCTACAATACTTTGAAGTTCCGCATTATTGACAAAGCACCCACCTCTACTTCGGGCGCAACAATTGTGAAGTCTTTCAACCCGGAAGTTAACAAAAAGTTACAAGTTGACGCTAAACGATTCGGATTTCTGGAAGGTAAATTATTGAAATCCGACGGAACTTATCGCGCGGATGCCGCTGAAGAAGACATTGCTGAATACGAAGCATTAAAGAAGGAATTAGAGTAATTTTTTATAACTCAATTTTTGGAGCAATCTAATGAAACAAATTAATATTTTTATAGCGGTGTGCTTAACTTTGATGTTGAGTACTCAAATATTCGGCGTGACTGATACCCTCCGGACTTCTGGGGTAAATGCCTACTGGACTGAATCGGTTAAAGGGGCAAATGATGCGCTTGGACAGAAGGGATATGTATTTGGTACTACTACTACTTCTGATACCTTAAAAAATGTAGCCTCAATATTAGTGAGCCAACCTTTTGGTGTTCGTGCATCTACTGAGTTGCCCGGGCAGATTAAAGGCCATTCACGAAACGCATGTTCTGCAACCACTTTTATGGTTGGTATTAACGTAACTACAGCTTATACAGGCGGAGCAGCTACGTTGACCGTGCAAGGTTCCGGTGATGGAGTTAATTGGACTTTAGTTTCTACAGCTTCAGCGAACTTATCGAGTGTAATAACTGCTACAGGAACAACTTGGTACTTGGTCGATCTTAAAACTACCAACATTCAACTACCATATTACAGACTCGTATTTAATGCTAATGCGGCTACGGTAAACAGAGCAGGTAAAATGCAAATGTTGTATATCCTACCTCAATAAATTAACGACTGGGGCGCATGTATTTGCGCCTCACGCTTTCCCATAATCTGAGGCAACGATGAACGGTACAGAGCTATATGAAAGGCTCGCAACATTACTCGATGAAAGCACATCACAGTATTTCACTGATGATGAAAGATGGGCAGCTTTGACTGATGGGCAGCAGGAATATGCTGCTATTATTCTGGCACAATATAAAGCAAAGAGCGCAATCAACCCTTCTGAATCGATACCGGAAATATTGAGAGCTTTGTATTTGAGTGTCTCTTCTACTACCGGAGATTCTTTTATTGCTCTTCCTGCTAATTTTCTATATGATATATCTCTCTCGTTAGGTGGAGCTTATAATAGGCCTTTATTAAAAAGACCTTTATCAAGGACTATACCTTTTGAAAAGAAAAATAGTTATTCCGGTACAAGTGGATATTACTACTCAATTACCGCTTCGCAGATTAATATGGAAATTCCACAGCCGACTAATCCTGGCGGACTTGCTTACACTTTGGAATATCTTCAAAAGCCGACAAAAATAGATTCAAACACAAATCCGATATTGCCGGATTACACTCATTTTGCAATAGCAATTTTTGCATTTGCGCAACTCTTAAAGAAGAGCGCGCGAATTCAGGAAGCACTTTATCAGTATCAAGAATTTATTCAATCTATAAAATATTTATAAGAGGTTATTATGATATCGTTAACTCAATTAAGAGATCAAACAGAACTTGATGCGTCTATAAAAGGGAATCCTGACTTCGGAGTCATAAGACTAAATCGCATCATTAATTTGGCTCAAAGGTATGTCCAAGCCCAGTTAAATGGATTAGGTCATAAGAAATGGGAAACAGCAATACCGATTACTCCCATAGCCGGAACGTTTTCGGGTAAGAATATCAAAAAGATTGGCGTGAATAATCTAACGAATATGTTGGAAAGTCCACGATCAATCATATTCATTGAAGTCACAGACGGAACACTCTTCGGAGTGGCTTTCCCTACTGACGCCAATAAATTCAAAAGCAAAGTAGTGAATACTTACGATCAGGCTTCAATGTTAGATCCTGTATTCACAAGACTTGCTAATTTAATTCTACTAACTCCTTCGGCGATAACTTCCGGGACGGTTTATTATTACAAGTGTATTAATGATCTTTCTGACTCTACTCTTACGATTACTGGAGCCACCGCCGGGAGCGGGATTGTAACCGTCACAGTCGTTAATCATGGTCTCACTGACGGGGATTCTATTTCCATCGCCGGAGCTTTAGGAATGACTGACTTAAATTCTACTTTCCAAGTCATGGCCTTAACCTCAAATACTTTTTCAGTGCCTTTGAGCACTTCACAGAGTTGGTCTTCCGGAGGGGTAATAACTACTTACAGTCAGATCCCTGTTGAATTTGAAGACTTTATTGTAAGAAAAGCTGTTATGGATATTGGAATCGATCAAGGCAAAATTCAGAACAAAGAAAATGCTATGACTGAATTTAATAATGATCTCACTAATGTATTCAATAAATTCTATGGTACGGTGCAGAGCGAAAGCATAAACAATGACGTTCAAAATAAAAAGATGCAATAAGGCGAGTTATGATTTTAGCGGAGATAGTTGACCTATTTAAAAGAAGGTATTCATTAGAATGTCTTAAGCGAAGAGTTACAGAAATTGTGCTCGGGGAAGGAGACGTTGTAACCATGCTCTCTGAAACCTGTGGTGATATCCAAAAAGCTTTTGGAGTCATTGAAACTTCTATGTCTATTCCCATCATAGCGGGAACGGATAAGTATGATCTTAACGCTGCAATAATGACTGTAAAAGATGTTATGATTGGATGCGAAAAGTTAACAGAAAAGTCAACCGCATGGATGCAGTCAAGAGTAGCCCTTAACTGTTCTCCGGGTCATTATACGATTCTTTACTCAAGTGCCATACCTAAAATTTGGGTTTACGGTAATCCTATCATTGCCAGTACTATGGTTGTGAATTTTCAGTCTAACTTTAATTTTTACAGTCCGTCTTCAACTGTTGCCGGAGACTTTGGAAGTTTTCTAAATAGTGCTTATACGGGCAATACTTCCTTCCCCACACAATACGATAAATTAATTTTACTCGGTATGCTAAAATGGCTATTTAAAGACATGGAAGAAGATTATTTGAAAGAAAGCATGCTTTTGCTCTCTAAGCAATACAATGGAGAGACTTTTACCAAGTATTCGATGGAGGGCTGTATTAATAAAGGAATATCCTTAAAAATTCGTGACCTATGAGATACATTTTAATTATATTTGTATTAATAATTTTAGCGGATAGGACTGTACATCCGACAAGTATATCTTCCGAATATACTTCCGCTGAATATCCTACAATCGGAGTAAATGCGGAGTTTACAATGCAAACCGAATTACTTACCACTTACATTGATGGCGTTTTAGTTACTGAAAAGTTTGTGCCTATCAAAGGCTACGAAGGACTTTATGAGATTTCCAATTTTGGTAGAGTTAAATCTCTGCCTAAACGATGTATAACAAATACGGGTGGGGTCTACAATACGCCTGAACGTATTTTGAAGCCATTCACGGCTGAAGGTTATCATCGAGTTTGCTTGCTAAAGAGTGGTATACGAAAAACGCATACCATACATCGCTTAGTTTGGGAACATTTTGGTCAAGGTGAAAGAGACGGACATAAATTAGAAGTTGACCACATTGATAATAACAAATCAAACAATAGGATTGATAATCTCCAATTATTAACGGCTCGCAAAAATAGCAATAAATATCGCATGACTATGGAAAATAAAAAATCTAAATATATTGGTGTTGGTTGGCATAAACATACGAAGAAGTGGATGGCGAGGTTGGTGTTAAATGGTAAAAGATTATCGCTTGGTTGTTATGTCAATGAAATTGATGCAGCAAATGCGTATCAAAATAAATTAGCAGAAATTAATGAATTGCAAAATGTATAATTATCCAGAATAGTGTATAAACATGCAGTCAATCGAATTTACAGGATTTGATTCAGTCAACGAAGCAACACATCCGGAGAAGTTAAAACCGAATGAACTTGCCGTACTTGATAATATGGTTATCGACAAAGAGATTGGCATGATCTCAACTCGTAACGGCTTCGCAAGTTACTCACAACCCGACACCTCCGGAGTAATAAATAATTTATTTGATGTTGAAGATGCAAATCAGAATAATTACTTACTTGCAAATGTAGGTACATCTTTAAGAAAATTCTTTTCAAATACTTGGTCTGATGTTAAAACCGGACTCACTGCTGCTAAAATGAGAATGGCGGCTTATGGTTCTTCGTTCATTTTTACCAATGGAGTTGACAAACCTTTCTATACGGATTTAACCACCACGAATAATATTGTCGTTGAGAGACCGGATCTAACTTTAATGCACTATACTATAAATTCCGGTGCAAATAATTTCAATGGCATTTACAGATACATAATGATCTATGTTACCGCTGATGGACAAAATAGTAATCCTTCCGTACCGTTTGAGACCTGGCTAATAACTGGCATAACGAATGAATCGCTTTTACTACTGGCTCTTCCAGTGCCTACTGACACAAGAATCATATCCAAACAAATTTACCGGACGTTAAAAAGCGGATTTACAAATTATTATTTAGTTGCTACGCTTGACATAGGCACAGTAAGTTTTCTTGACAATGTTACAGATGCCAATCTTAACACTGCACAGACGATTGAATATTTAGCTACAATAGATTCAGCAAAATATATAGTTTCTAATGGAGATAGAATTTCTTTAGCAAACATTACCAAAACAATGACCAATAGAGTACTACCTCCTGCCCTTGTGTTTCAGGATGATACAAGGATAGTTTCAGAGACTACCGGAGCGATTGAAAACGGCGATTATCAATGGGCGGTTTCCTATGTTGATAAACAGGGCAATGAATCAGCCCTTACTATACTTATTTCCTACACAGTGGCAGGTGCGCCTATTGGCATTATATTGACTGCATTCTCATTGCCAAGGATTGATAATGTCGGAGATATGGAAGACAATATTAAATTCTTACGATTCTATCGAACTCATAAAAATGAGACTACAGTTTATTATTATGTTGGTGATTTTACTATAGTTCCAACCGATGTAATAGTTGCGAGTACGTTCACTGACGCTTTAGCTGATGAGAGTTTAACGGTTACCTATGAAGTTAAAAGTGCGCCCCACAATGCTTCTGAAATTACTAATCTATCTTCAAGTGTAGTTTATTCTAATCTCTATGAATATTTAGAATATCCCGAACTTAATTACTTGGAAGTTTTTCCTGATGATTCAGATTCCATAACTGGAATATTTGATGATGACAACGGTATAATGGTTTTCAAAGAAAATAGTATTTGCAAGATTTATACTAATGGAGATCCTTCAAATTGGCAAGTACAAAAACTCGTTCATAATATGGGATGCGATCAACCCGATTCAATAGTCAAACGTGGAAGTATTTATTATTTCGTTTGGAGAAATAAGGCTTATGAATGGGCTGGCGGTGGAGAACCTAAAGAAATAAGCTATAAGAGAAAACCAACCTTTGACTCTGTAACTACTTTTCAAGGTGCAGCATTTTATAACTCTGTTTTGTGGTATGTGTTGACGGTTAAGATTTCCTCTGCTTATTATCTACTTTGTTACGATACAAAATTAGAAACATGGTACAAGTTCACAATTAATCAAGCCGATACGGTTCTTGAGAAAGTATTTGGAACCGATAAGGGAAAGTTACTCTTTGGCGGAAATCTTTACATTACTTACTATTCAACACAGACTTATGATAGTGATTCAGGATCTAAGGCCGATATTACAATAGCTCTTAAGACAAAAGATTATTCCTTCCCTGATAACTTCATAACAGCAAGATTGATGTTCCTGATGATAAATTATTACCGATTAGTAGGGACTATTTCTAAGCAGATAAGTTTTACTTTGACAGACCCTATGAGCGGTATTTCAATTTCACTCACTGATTGGGACGAAACAACTGCACAAAACATTTTCAAAATAGTCACCGATGGAATGCAGGGAGATCTAAAGAGGACTTTCAAATTAAATTTTAGTATCAGCGGTCAGGCAATTAGTAAATTCTTCGCCGGTAGGTTAGACTATAATGTCGAACCTTGGAGAGTGAAGCAAAAAACATTAGTCCATGTAGCTACCGATGATGCAGGCAAATTTGCAACAGATGATACCGACCATCCAGCTTCTGATGATGGCGGCGGAATATCAGTTTTTTAATAAGGAGATTCAAAGTGAAAAGGATAATTTTAATATTGATGCTATTACTCACCGGATGTACATTCGCGAAAATGAATCTCACTCTAGCTGATTCTTCTTCCATGAGAATCAGCAATCAGGATTCAGTAGGCGTTTGGGACTCTACGATGATATTTGTAGTCCAAAGAAAAATAAGCAGTCTGTATCATTGGAAAAAGATGTATATGTGGCAATTGAGACATATCTTAAATGATTCGTTAAAGTTAACTAATCTGATGATTCCTCGTCTGGCGGGGACACCTACAACGAATATTACATTGAAAACATTCGCAACCAATACGTTGTATCGAGCTGATTTTAATTATAATTTCAGGAAAATAGATAGCCTTGCAATAGCTTTCGACCTTAATGATTTCACCATTACTGGTGATACTGTAAGGCTTAAAACCCATAAAGTTTTTGATGCTTCTGATTTTGTGGTCGCTGACGATACAGTAAAAATTAAAACTTCCGCTGATTACTTCTGGACGGGTACACACACATTTGATAGTCAGAGTTCTTTTCAGGGTGGAATATCTCTTGGACTAGCCAACTCTTCAAATGCAGGAATGAAATTTTATAATGTATCCAATTCAAACTATACGTTTTTATTTCCAACTATACCTACGGCAAGTAGAACTATTTATCTGCCGGACGAAAGCGGGACACTTGTAACATCGGATAGTTCATCAACGCATAGTTGGGTAAAATCTTACGTGGATACTGTAACCGCTGCTTCTAAACCATCCTCCGCTTATGGAGGGCTTTATAATGATTACGCCTCTTCTCATTTGTACTTAGGGATAAATGGCTCTACTTACAGAACTTTGAAGGGAATGACCGTTTATAACAATCACAACTTAACCCTAACAGATAGTTCTATTACAATACAGAAAGCGGGATCTTATTTATTAACAATCAGTGCAACCGCAGAAGACACATTGACCACTGGCGGCGCTTCTATTTTCGCGGGATTATTCCGAAATGGGACACGGATTCCAGTTGCATCTACTTTGTTAACAACTACGGTTAATTCTCATAGGATAAATTTCTGTATAACTTCAAATCTTATCTTACAGGCTAATGATGTACTATTGCTAAAGTTTCAAGGTACTACTCCGGCTGATCAATTAGTAGTGTGGAATATAAATTATTCGGTTTATAAACTATGAAAAAATTATTAATCATATTATTATTTATTCCTCTTTTTATTCAAGCGCAGTTTAGTGGTGGAAGTGGCACGTCCAGTGATCCTTACCAGATTGCTTCTGCCGTGCAATTAGACAGCGTTAGAAATCACCTAAGTAGTTACTACATACTAAATAATGATATTGACTTATCAGGTTATGGTGACTGGACACCGATAGGATATACATACCCTGCCACAAATAATTTTTCTGGTTATTTAAATGGTAATGGAAAAACAATAAGCAATATGCGTATTACTTCCATGCACTACGACTCACTATATCATCACAGTGAGTTGGGTTTGTTCGCGTATTATTCTGGGGGTATTAATAATCTTACTCTTTATCATTGTTCAATAATAATTAGTGATGCTGGAACAGGAATTATGGAATATAATTATATAACTGTTGGGCTATTAGCCCCTGGTTCTACAACAGGGGGCATGCAGAGCTTTCACATAAGAGACTGTAATATTGATATTACACTTGCTGATGGTCATTACTATGGCGTAAACGCATGGGGTGTAACATCATTTGGCAACACATTTGCTGTTGAGTACAAGAAATGTTCATCTATTGGATTAAATATTTCAATTCACAATACTTATATTTCTCCTCAAGCAATAAATATAAGCGGTTTATTCAATTCCGCAGGAAGACCAGGAGTGTCTGAATGCTTCGTTGATTCCACAACCTTATATTGTAGTGCTGGAGTATCCAATAGTTACGTCCAAGGTATTGGGTCTTCTCAAGAAATAAGAAATTGTTATTCAAGAGTTAAAATAAATGGTGGTAACCCTTTGGTAAGTTGTGGATTTTCGACTACAGTAAACGCTGATTCTAATTGTTATTCTGTTCCTACAATGTTAAGTACTCCCGTAGATGGTTTTGCTAATTATTATCTCGTGAATGCTTCATCATGTTATTTTGATTCAACTGTTGCAGGTGGCAATAGAGATGGTGCAGAAGGTGGTGCCACCCCAAGAGCTTACCCAAAATCAACGTCACAGATGAAAACTCAAGGTACATTTACGGGCTGGGACTTTGTGAATATTTGGAAGATAGATCCAAATGCGAATGACGGCTATCCTTATTTGAGGAACAATCCGCCATATATAGCCCCAACTGTTTCAAAAAGATTAAGGATAAGAAAATGAGTGAGAAATTAAATTCAGAGCATCTTGCAGAAATCGGGAAATACTTCCATCCGGTTTCACAGGTTTGCACAAAGTTGCCGGATGTAAAAAGTGTGAGAGATTTTAGTAAAGTATTTATCAAAAATCCCGATGGGACACATAATTCTTATGAGATGGTTTCAGGAAAGTGGATAAAAACGGGTACAAATTTGTGAAAAAGATTTTTATTATATTGTTATTAATATTTTTAGCGGATAGGAATTGCAATCCGAAAAGCGTAACGCCTGATTACGCTTCCGCTGAACAACTATCAGGAATAACCACAGGAGTTATTATGCTTACCGAATTAATCGAACAATGGAAACCCATTAAAGGTTACGAAGGATATTACGAAATATCTAATTTTGGGAAGATCAAATCACTTAGAAAGTTCTTTACCGACTCATCTGGAAGAAATCAAGGCAAGAAAGAAAGAATTTTAGTATTAGGTCTGAATGGAAATGGTTATTTAGGTTGTCACTTAAGCAAAGAGAATAAAACCTTTATGTATAGGGTTCATCTTCTCGTTTGGGATTATTTCGGTGAAGGTCAAAGAGATGACTTACAAGTTGACCACAAAGACGATGATAAACTGAATAATAGAATTGACAATCTTCAACTTTTAACAGCAAGAGAAAATACTACTAAAGCGGCTAAAAGAAAAACGCGTACATCTGAATACACGGGTGTATATTGGCACGAACAGAACAAAAAATGGTGTTCGCAGATAGGCATAAATGGTGTTCGCAAACATTTAGGTTACTTTACAGACGAAAACATTGCAGCACAAAAATATCAGGAGGCGTTAGATGGACTTGGATAACATAGAACAATTAATGATGAATGAATATAATAACAACAATGCCGCCAACGATTACGCTTCGAGTGCCACCGCTGGCATTAATCAGCAAACAAGAAAACGCGTAAAGGATCTGTTGGGAAAATTTTCAAGTACGGGTATGGGCAGATCGGGTATTAGTGGAGCGGCAGAGTCAGATATCTACAGTAACTCCGGACAACAGATTTCTGATGTTAATGCTCGTTCCGAGCAAATGACTCAGCAGAATCACATGCAGGTACTTTCTCAACTCTTGGGGTTGGGAGAATATGAAGACGCTAAACCTAATTTCTTAGATACAATTGCAGGAATAGGCGGGAAATTGGGAGGCAGTGCATTAGGCGGAGTTGGTTCAGCAGCGGGGACTAAATTAAGTGGACTATTAGGCGGATGGTAATATGGGTAATCCAGGAAAGTATTTTATTGAAGGGTTTGACAAGTCCTATGACCAAAGCGCACAGAACTATCAGGAAAATTTGCGTCAAAAACAGAGCGAGGAATACCAGACTCAAAAAGAGGAACGAGAACGACAGGCGAAGCTAAAAGAAAAGCAAGCTCTTAATGAGGGAAGAAAAACCAATATTGGTTTAATAAACAATCCAGATAGTTCGCCTGAACAGAAGAACAAAGCCCTGACGGATCTTGATGAAACCGGGTTGTTGCAATTAGGACATATCCAAGAATATAATAAAAAAAATGAAGATAAATTTAAGAACGCAAAAAGTAGCGCGCTGGTAAAAAAATTAGTTAGTGGCGTGAATCTTACACCTGAAGAATATGGGGACATTAATAATGCGGATTTTACGAAATACAAAGACTATCAGGAAATTAATAAACCAAAGATAAAGTATGATTATTCAAAACCTAATGTTACTTTAGTAAAAGATAGTGAAACTGGCGAAGTAAAAGGAACGAGAAAAGGGAATCCGTTTTACTTACCCAAACACATAGGAAGCGTTGAGGGGTATGATGCAAACGGTCACAAAACTTTAGAGGCCATGTATGATGATGGCAGTAGAAAAGTTTTTACAACCGGAATAACCAAAGGCGATGAAATCGAAGATCCCGAAAAGTTTAATAAAACATTAAAGGATTTTAACAATAATGATGATGAGATGTTAAAGATGAAAGAGGATTATGCAAAAGGCAAAACTACAGGAAGTGCTTCTCCGGAAGCTCTAAAGATATTGCGTGATAGAATAAATACAACCGCTTATAATAATGAGCAAATGCTGTATTCCATGATGCCGAAAAGTGCCAGAAAATACGTTGATGATTTTTATAACGAGAACAAAGCGAATGCGAAAAAATATAATCAAGATTACGAAAAGGCTTTGAATAAACCGGAGGCAAGAAATCTATTCATAAATTGGGTCAAGAAAAAATTTGAATCAGGAGAAATAAAAGATTTTAATGATTCGCGGATAATATCTTCATGGGGACAGTTTAAGTTTGGCTATGAACCAGAGGAACCGAATGCCAAATAGTGACGACAATAAAACTTCGAGTGATTTGATCAGAGATTTTTATCTGAATCTTAATAACTCAAATAGTTCTGATCAGGCGGTTCAAACAACTACTCCCGCACAATTCAAGATTCTTTCTCAAAACCGTAACGAGAGTTTGAATAAATTAAGAGATCAATATAACGAGGGAAATGACGAAGGAACAGCCGCTTTAGATATGGCCTCCGGTAGTCAACAAATGCCATTTTTACGACAGATTGTTAATCCCATGACACAGGAATTGAGTGACGATAAAGTAAGTCCGGTTGCTAAAATTCCCGCCGCCATTCTCCATGGTTTGATGGGCGGTGGTATGTCCCCATATTCAGAGGCAAGCGAAGCTATTAGTAATACCGGTACAGTTGGCAAAGAAATAGTCTCTGGTGTTAATAAAGCGATGAATTTACCGTTTGAAGCAGTGAATAAAGGTTCAGAGCTTACAGATAAGTTTTTCAATATGATGGGTATTAAATTGCCAACTATCGGTAGTCCTGAAACCGACAAGAAATTAGGTAGCATCGCAAGGGAAGGAATAACACTTTACCTTATGGGCAAAGGACACGAAGCGATTAAAAATCATCTTGAAAGTAAGTATCCTGAAATAAAAAATATTCCAAAGGAAGAGGTTCCAAATGAAAACCAAAACCAAGAAACAGATAGCATTTCTCCTCTCAAAAGGGACTCCTCTATCGAGCCAACAGCAGACCAAGCTAAAGAGGGAACTACACAAGGGAACGGTGAAGGTCTCAACCAAGAAAAAGCTCCACAAACTCTTAAATGGATAGAGCCGGAGAAGAAACAAACCCCCGACATCGGCACAAACTCCCGTGAAACAGACCGTGAAACGCAAAATTCAGGCACTTTAGAGGACAAACTCGAAACTCCACCTATAAGTGAAGAATCGAAAGAAGAAACTCCAAAGAACACTATATTCACAGATTCAGCGTATGAAGCAGCGAAGGAACGACTTGGTGCTTACGATCCTAATTTATATGAATCTGGAGCTGCTGCGGGTCAATTCGCCAAATGGTTAAAAGATGTTGCTGTTATAGGCGGTTATCATCTTGAATCAGGATTAAGAGATTTTGGTGAATGGTCAAAGAAAATGATTGACGAATTTGGCGACAAAATAAAACCGCACCTTAATAAAGTATGGGACGAAGTCCAAAAGCAAAAAGATGATTATTTTTCTAAAAATAAATATGTAAAAAATGAACAATTTAACTTAGAAGATTTGGGGAATACTGATAAAAAAGCCGCTAAAAGTTTAAGGGAACAATTCACTGGTATTAAAAATATTCAGTTGGTTAGAGGCAATCGATTAGTCGCTGATATTAAAAATGTTGTTCCTGATAAATTAGAGCGTCAGGGGATGTTCTGGAATAAAGCCGCTAATGGAGACAAGGCAATTATAGAAGAAGCCTTAAAAGATCCAAAATTCAAACCTTATCAAGATCAATTACGGAAGGCTTTGAATTTGTCCTCTGAAGCGAAATCTAAACTTGGTGACGTGAACAAATATTTTAATGAATCCGGTGGAGTTGCTAAAGATGTTGGAACAATTTCAGATGTAAAAGAAAATTACATGAATCGTATTTATAAAAGTGAACCTCCGAAAGATTTCATTAAAACAGAAATGAATCAAGGATTAAGACAGACTACTTCTCATGCGAAACAAAGAACATTCGATACTGAATTTGATGCAGTAAAAGCAGGCAAACAATTTGCTACTACTGATTTAGCGGAAACTATAACTATTCATAATGCTGAAATGGCAAGAGTAAATACGGCTCGTAAGTTAGCCGATGCTATGGTAGATAACAAAATCGCTACATGGAAGACAGATAAAAACGCTCCCGAAGGCTGGACGGATGTAGGCACACAAAAGGGGGCTATGTTTGTTGATAAAGACGGCAAACCTCATTTAATAAATTATCATTTATTCGCTCCTAAAGGTATCGCCGAAGGATTAAAAGCAATTACCGAACCTGATTTCATTAGAAAAATAGACACTGCAAGAAAATTATTAAAGTATCAGGGGATAGTAAAAACTTATGATTTATCTTTATCGTTCTTCCATCACTTCACTATGTTGGCGCAAACATTATATCAAGGTGCTGGTAAAGCTCTTTGGAATGCCGGTCATATGGGT